TTTCTCTCCTCTTCACCTGGAGGGAGATTGCAAAGATGAAAAACTCTGCAAGTACCAATCTCTTGATTCTTGATGAGATCTTTGATAGTTCACTTGATGGATTCGGAACAGATTATTTTACAAAGATCATCAAGTATGTTGTGACTGATGCAAATGTTTTTGTTATCTCACACAAGACTGATGAATTGATGGATAAGTTTGATAATATCGTCAGGTTTGATAAGGTCAAAGGATTTAGTAAAAAGGTTTCTTGAAATAAATAGAAGTAAAAAGTTCAATGAAGACTTTTAGAGAATTTATTTCTGAAGCAAAAGACGAAACAGAAATTGGAATCACTGGGCAACCAATTCCAAAAAAGAAAATGTCTGCTGCAAAAAGATACGAGTTTGAAAAGAAAAGAAGAGAGAATTTGAAAAAGAAACCAGGTGAAACTGGAGATAGTAAGTTAATTCAAGCACTTCGGGATAAAGCGAAAAAGGAAGGGACTTTTGTTGAAGAGAATGGTTCTCCATATCAAGAGTATAAAGGAAAACCACAACCAAAACCATCTGCTCCCCCTGAAGGTTGGGAAGAGTTCAAAAAGAAGTACCTTCGTGGTAAAATGGGTGATAAGAAAAAACCAGAGCAATGAACACCCCAAACTGGCAGCACCACTCTAAGAAAGAACAGAAACGAAAACTTAAACCACAAGCACTCCGACAAGCAAAGGCACGTCGCCAAGCACTCAAGAAGCGTCTCAATCAACGAGACGCTTCTTTTTTTATAAATACCTAAAAAGTCAAGAAAATGGATTTAAAGCAATTTAGAGGATTTGTTGAGGCATATGCTTCAATTTATGCACCAATCAATGAATCTCATTTCAAGGTTGGTGATGAAGTCACCTGCAAAGAAAGTGGAATGGAAGGTGAAGTTGTAAAGGTTGATCCAGAAGGAAAGGGGAAGTATTATACTGTCAAGCGTGAAGATGGTAAGACAGTAAAGTATGCTCCTGATGAATTGGAAAAGGAAAGCGAAGAAGAAGAGGAAGGAGCAAGTAAAGAGAAGGAGACTGAGTTTCACTCAAAGTTGGATACGATGGTGCATAAGACCTTCGGTAAGAGAGAAGGGGAGAAGTAAACCACTTTTCAAACTGGCACACTGGGAGGTCTTCGGACCTCCTTTTTTTGTATAATAGGTCCATACGCAACAGAGCAATGACCGTTCGCCACGAAATCAAGTCCCAACTTGCCAAACTCCTTGCTACTGAGGACCTGGTGGTTGAGCACAAGAAAGTGGAAACTGCTTGTTTCAATGTCCACACTCGTGTGCTGACTCTTCCTATGTGGGAGAAGGCAAGTAACACCATGTATGATCTTCTGGTCGGACATGAAGTTGGACATGCTCTCTACACTCCAGATGAGGATTGGTTGGAGACTCATAAGATTCCACCTCAGTTTGTTAATGTTGTTGAAGATGCTCGTATTGAGAAACTGATGAAGCGTCGTTATGCTGGACTTGCTAAGACGTTCTATAGCGGTTACAAGGAGTTGTCTGAGGAAGACTTCTTTCAACTTGAAAATGAAGATATTGATACCTTCAATCTTGCTGACCGTGCTAACTTGTGGTTCAAGATTGGTAATTTTGTAGATATTCCTATTGAACCTGGTGAAGAAACAGAAATTATCAATCTGATTGCTGAGTCCGAAACCTTTGCTGATGTTTTGATTGCTGCAGAGCAACTCTACAAGTTCTGTAAAGCAAAGCAGCAAGAAGAAACCAAGACTCCGATGAATGATTTGGAGTCTCAGAATTCTGGTTCAAATCAACCTGCTTCTGATTTCTCCGATCAACCTGAGGGTGACAATGATAATGATCAGGACCAACCTAGTGAAACTGAATCCTATGGTGGAACTGCTGAGCAGAAGCAGCAACCTACTTCTTCTGGTGGTGAAACTAATGAGGAACCTGAAGTCAAAACTATGGAGTCACTTGAGGAAGCACTCAAGAATTTGGTTGATCATAATGGCCAGGAGAATGTCTACCTGGAACTTCCCAAACTTGATCTGAATAAAATTATTGTTCCTAATGCTGAAATTCACGACAAGTGTAAGGAATATTGGGGTTCTTGGATGGAAGAACATGAATATACCACCGAAGAAATCTTTGGTGAAGTTGACAAGAAGTTCTTAGAATTCAAGCGTTCGGCGCAGAAAGAAGTAAACTATCTGGTCAAAGAGTTTGAATGCCGTAAGGCAGCAGACTCCTACGCCCGTGCTACTACTGCCCGCACTGGAGTGCTTGACTGCACCAAACTTCATACCTACAAATACAATGAGGACCTCTTCAAGAAAGTCACCACTCTTGCTGATGGTAAGAATCACGGTCTGGTATTTATCCTTGACTGGTCTGGTTCTATGGGTGATGTAATGCAGGATACCGTTAAGCAACTGTTTAATCTTGTATGGTTCTGTAAGAAAGTTGCTATTCCTTTTGAGGTTTATGCTTTCACCAGTGAATATCCTCTGGTTTCTTACGATGAGGATGGTAAAGCAAATTTTCGTGAACTTGCTTATACCAAGAAAGACAGTTTGGTCCAGGTTGGTGAGTGGTTTTCTCTGATGAATATGCTTACCAGCAAGACCAATGGCAAGACTCTGGAGCAACAGATGAAGAATATCTTCCGTCTTGCCACTGCTTTCCGTTATAACTGCTACACTCGTTATACCATTCCTTATGGTTTGAGTCTTTCTGGAACACCACTAAATGAAACTTTGATTTCTCTCCATCAAGTTCTTCCTAAGTTTCAGAGGGAAAACAAACTCCAGAAAGTCCAGTGCGTCATCTTGACTGATGGTGAGGCAGCAATGCTCAAGTATCATCGTGAAGTTCAGCGCCGCTGGGAGGATGAACCTTTTATGGGAACTGCTTATATTGGACCGAACTCTTTTCTCCGAGATCGCAAGACTGGTATGACCTACTCCCTTGACTGTGAGTGGTATGAGTTTACTGATGTCCTCCTCCGTAATCTGCGAGATAAATTTAAAGATATCAACTTTATTGGCATTCGTGTTCTTGAGTCCCGTGATGCTGGTAGTTTCATTCGCCGTTACTGTGGATACTTCGGTCCCGAGTATGAGAAGACTATGGGTATCTGGAGGAAAGAAAGGGCGTTTACTATTAAGAAGTCTGGGTATCACTCTTACTTCGGTCTTTCTGCCAATGCCCTTGCCCAGGATGCTGACTTTGAGGTTGCTGAGGATGCCACTAAGACTCAAATTAAATCTGCATTTGCTAAGAGTCTTAAGTCTAAGAAAATGAATAAGAAGATTCTTGGTGAGTTTGTAGAACTTGTTGCCTAATAAATATCTAAAGGTAATTAATAGGAACAATGTCTAGATTCGGAGAATTTCTTGGTGCTAGAAAAGTAGAGGCTCCAGCACCCGCCGCCCCAGCGGCACCTGAACCTGTTGCCGTTCCATCTGAACCAGCAGAATCAGTAGCAAAACCAGTTTCATTTGAAGAAATGAACAAAGAGGAATTGGAAGCATATGGCAGAGAGCATGGTGTTGAATTGGATAGACGCCGTAGCAGAAAAAGATTGATTGAGGAACTCAAAGAAATTGATGAGTGAACCAGTTTTACAACTGTCCACTGGGGGTCCTAGAGACCCCCTTTTTGATGTATAATAACTTCAGTTAAAACAAACCACTCAATGACCGTCTCTGTTGACTACATCCGCACTTCTCTCCAAGCAGTGTATGGAGAGTCTGTGACTGCCGCTGACATTCGTGCTTGGTGTGCTATGAATGGTTCTAATTACCAGACTGTCACCAATAAACTTAACGATTACAAAGTTAGTCGTGGTAAGTGGAACCTTACCGTTCGGGAACAAATGGAGCAAACCTACCAAGCACCTGCTGCAATTGTTCCCGCTCAGGAACAACAAAACCTTATCCCTGATAAAGATGATACCTTCGTCAAGTTTGGTAACTTTGGTGACGTTAAAAAAATTATTCAGTCCCGTATTTTCTATCCTACGTTCATTACGGGTCTTTCGGGTAATGGTAAAACTTTCAGTGTAGAGCAAGCATGTGCTCAACTTGGTCGTGAACTGATTCGTGTAAACATTACTATTGAAACTGATGAAGATGATCTCATTGGTGGCTTCCG